AAAGAGAAAGCATCTGTTGCCATCATCTTACCTTCTTTAATGATAGCTTGGCATAATTCAGGTCGTTTTGTATCTTCTGTTGATACATATGGCTTGATAGCATTTAAACAATCTGTAAGTAATTTTGATGATACTACTTTAGATAGTGTTGCTTTTGATACTTCATTTTCCCAATCTGGAAAAGTATCAGGATCAAGTCCAGGATAATTCATCTTCCCTTTACTCTTTCCTTCTCTTGAAAGAGTAACATTTCCTTTATCATCACTATCAAGAATGATTGTGCTACCATCACCAATCGCATTTACTGCTTGAACCAATCTTTTACCTTCTACAGTAAATTTACCAACACCTGTTGATTTACAAGGTGATAAAGGTACACATGAATACAATCTCTTTGATTCAGATGACATGACATTTACTTGATTGTTTTCTTTTACATCAAAAAGAAAATGAGAAGAAATATCTGCACTACTACCGAGTGTGTTTTGGGCAATATCTAAAACTGCCTTTAAATCTTTTTGAGCGACAACAACTTGCATCGTTAAATCTCCTTTAATCTTTGTTCTATTCTGTTGATCGATTCTTCTGCTTGATTCACTTCTTCTTCAAATCGTGATAGCATTTCATCTCTCTCTTGTTTTAACTTTGTAATCTCTTCATCTAAGTTGTTTGGATTAAATCCTAAACTTGTCAATCGAGTGTCTATTTCTTGTAAAGAATTTTTTGCTGATTCTAATTTACCAAGCAATCTTTCTTTTTTTCGTTCTAGTTCTGTTTTTCTTTCAACTAGAACTTTCAAATCTTGCATAAGCAAACTCCTTTGTTCTTGTTCGCTTACATATTATATTATTTCCCCATTGTGAAGATATTAATTCCTTGCATATTTTCTAACGGATCATTTTGTTTCTTTAATTCTTTCGTTGCATTTCTCTTTGCTGAATTGATCGCTTTCTGTGCTTGTCTTTCTTCACATACACTCTCATATGGACAATTCGTGCAATGCTTCGGTACAGGATTTGCTACAAAATTTTTCTGCTTGATCACTTTCTGTGTTTCTACTGCCTCATCAAATAACCTTTTCATATCTGATTGCTCAACACTCACTTCTATAATCCCATTCCATTCTTTAGGGTCCTGCTTCCAATCCTTTGGTGGTTCATTCGGTGGGTATCTAAAAAAGAAAAATCCCAATCTACTTGGGATTACTCCATATGCCATTTTAAAACATAAAGCATACCACCTTAATTGATCTTCATCTTCCCATTTACCCGGTTGTCCTGCATTCTTACCGTCCATAATATGGATTTTATCATTCGTATCTCGGAAGATTAAATCTGCTATACCACAAATCTTTAAATCTTTAAGCTGTGGGGATACCCATGTTTCCATTTTTACTTCTGATCTAGCATAGGGACCTAACAACTTATTTTCTTTCATGATCTTAAGAAAATTAACACCACCAGATACACATAAGTCTATCGCTTCTGATCTCATCATTTGTGACCAATCAAGATACTTACCTACTTCTTGTAAGCTAAACTCTTTTCTAGCTAAGTTCTCTACTCTATCCCTTAACAATAAAGGTTCTTTCCATAAATTCTCATTATAGATAGTTTCAACCACAGTAGATAAAACACTACCCATAAGAGTGTAATGCTCACTTGCTCTTTCTTCTTCTGCAGGTAAAGGTTTAGGTTTACCTAGTCCTGCACCTAGATCAATTTCAGGATTACCCCTTGACCATAGAAATTTCTGAGGACATTCTCTCATCGATTTAATGTGTGACCAATATAGAACATTCATATAATATACTCCTTGTTTTTACAATCTAGTATATTATATGATCTAATGTCTTTAAATTAAATAATTCTTTTCTTTTTTCCATCTTTTGGTTTGATTGCACCAATAAAAACAGCCACATCAGGTATAGAAAATAAATCTAAGGATTGAAGTTCAAACTGTAACTCTCTTGCTAATTTTCCAGCTTCTTCATCACTATCACCAAGCATAGGTGTTAAAGAAAATGCTAGATCAATATCAGAATCTGCATTGAATTTGTTTGGGTTCAAAACAGAACCAATTAAAGCAACTTCAAGAACTTCTCTACCTAGTTGCTTTGTTGCCCATTCTTTTAACCATGTTTCTTGAACAAAACTAGCTATCGCTTGCTTACGGTATTGTTCAACACCTATAACTTCTTCTTCCTTAGCTGTCTTTTCCAGCCTGTTCAATCTCATTTCTAATTCATATAACTTGTTCATTTTATGTTCTCCTTTGTTTACATATAGAAAAACATAAACAAATAAAAATCAAACCTTTTCTAAATAAGATATAGCTATCTCTTTTACTTTCTGATCTACCCCAACTATCGCATTTACTCTATCTATCAAACTTAACCCTTTATCTTCCGTTGCCACTCTCTTCATTTTCTCTACTATTTCTTCCATTCTCTTTTTATTGTTCTTTTCTATAATTGCTTCTTCCACTTTAAATGCATCTTCTCTACATGGCACATCTACCTTTAAAAATTCTATTCCTTCTTTATCTATACTTACTACTACCATATATGGTTTTCTATCTAAATCATCTAAATGCAACGAACCCCTTGTCAATGAACCTACATTTACTACTGTTGTATCAACCCATTGCACTATGCCTTGATCTTTATGCCAATGACCAAAGAACCAACCATCTACACCACGACCTGTTAATTCATCATAAGGCACTATATCTTCCCCTTCAAACATAGCACCTACACCACCTTTTTCACTTGCTAGTAAATGACAAGCTACTAGTAAATAATCTTCATCACCTTTTTTTATAGATCGAATTAAATCCCAATCATATGATGTGCCATGATAAGGGATACCTACAAGTCGTACTCTTAAACCATCTTTCTCAAAGAGAACTTCTTTACTACCACCAAATTGTTCAAATACTCCTGCATTAAACAACACTGCTAAAGGTTGTTCTTCTAGGTAATCTATATTACCATATTTTACATCATGATTGCCTACAAGTGTATATACAGGACAAGCATATTCTTTATGGATTTTAGCTGTTCTTGATACTAGACCATGTGAATTTCTACTCGGTGTTTTAACATCAAAAAAATCACCACCATCTATGACGGCATCAATTTTATGTTCTTGTGTATATGCACCTATCCATTCTAGTTTTTTAGCTACATCATCAGTCCAATTACCATTCCTTCTTTTAGGTGTATGATCTGAGAAATGCACATCTGTTCGCCATATCAATTTAATCATTTTTTACTCCTTTAGGTTTAAGATATATATCTGCATCATTTATCCAAGTTTTCTTTATAACAAATCTATCTCTTGCGATATATAAAGCCATACCTAATCTGAAATTTTCTTTGTCTAAATACATACCTGAATGACGACTTGAGATCGTACTCATTAGAAAAACATAATCTATATTGCACATCACATTGTTACTGTGATTTTCAAACCAACATATCATTTCTAATGTCCTATCCCTTGATTACATAATGGGCATACATCACCTATATGTAATTCTTTTAATTCTTGATCTATCTTTTTAAGTTCTGTATCGATAATACCCACTGCTTGATTTAATCTTTCTCTATTTCCCTTTAAATTTTCTATCTCATCTAACTCTTTTCTTTCTCTCATTTCTTTTACGATAGGCATTGTTTTTAATCCACCTTCTAAAATAAACACTGCCAATTTTAATCTTGTCCTACTCTTTTTCAATCTTACAATTTCATCTAAGAGTACAATCCTATCTGTATCTATTTCAAAATTCACATTGCCTATGTCTTTTAAAGATTGAAATAAATCATATGCTTTCTGTTGTCTTTCTTTTAAATCCACAATCTCATTTAAATTCGTTGTTCTTGTTGTGATCTGAGTATGCTCATAATCAATTTGCTGTACTCTTGTAATATCTTGTAATGTAAGATATGCTTTAAACAATCTTTCTTTTTTCAAGCATAAATCACTTGCTTCTTTTAACATACGATCTTTCTTTTCTATCACATCTTGATTAGAAAAGTTAATATGTAAAACACCACTCAAATTCTCTATGGTTGATAAAAATGCTGTTCTTCTGATATGGTTCGCATATACATCATTATATCTATTTTCTAAGGATAAAACACTTTCAGGATTTGTATCTATCTGTATCTGTTCTAGTGTTTCAAGTTCTGAGATAATTGCTTGTAATTGTTTTCTAAGAGTACAATCTTGTTCGATACTAGAAAGCATATCATTTTTCATTTTAATTTGGCTCTCTAAATTCTTAATATGTTTTAAGGTATGTTCAACTTGATCGATACCATTAAATTTTTTTAAGTGGTCTTTACTCGCTATCAAATCATTATTCTTAGATTTAAGTTGTGTTAAAATATCTTTAATATCAGATCTAGCTAAAGAACTAGCTTTCTCTAATTGTTGTATCAATTCAACATTTGATAAAGCACTAGCTAATGTGGACGGTGGCAAATCAATCAGAAAAACTTGTTGAAATTGTTTAGCTATCTGTGGATGCACTTCTTTACCATCAATTTCAACGGACTTAACTAAACTTGCTTGATATACTTCATCAGGTACATCAGTGCCTACTTTTTGAATGAGTTTGCCATTGACTTCATATTGGTTGATATTTTTACCTTTAGACCATTTAACTGTATTGCCATCTTCAAAATCAATTTCAACGGATGTAGATGGACTACCTATACGAACAAAACTGTTTCCTCTTGGGTTTGTAAAAACACTAGATACTGCTCTTGCTAATGCTGATTTACCTGTATTGTTTTGACCTGTAATAATAGTCAAACCTTTAATTTCAACTTGAGCTTTACTGATAGATTGGAAATTTTCTACTGTGATTTTCATTCTTAATCCTAACTTTATGGTTCAATTCTATATTATAGAATTAGGATTAAGAATTTACCCTTTTATTTAAATATCATCACCGAAATCTTCATCGACTTCTTCTACATCTGAGAATAAATCATCTAAACTTTCTTCTGTGCCTTTACTTACGATAGGTTTAGCAACTGCACCTGTTTCTTTACTCTTGCTAAAACTGTCTTTGACTTGGTTAAACAAGAACTGTAATCCACCTTCTGTTGCTGTTAATTGATCTCTAAAGGTTTGTAAGCCTTGACCCCTAATTTCACCTTTAGGACCCATCCATGAGAACCATGCACCTTTCTTAGCAATCACACCATTAGCAATAGCTAATTCGATAACTGTTCTTTCATTATCTACACCCTTACCACTCATCAAATAAAAATCAGCTTCGTGGTGAACACTATCTGATACTTTACATTTATCTAAGTGAGCCCTTACAACTGCACCTGTGGTTGTTTCAATGGTCTTGTTTTGTAAAGCATCCCATTCTTTACCTTTTTCTTTTTGCACAACAGATAACTTGATCTGTAAAGAAGAATAGTATTGCCATGCTTTACCACCTTGTGCAAGAGATTTGGGTCCTGAGAATGATGGCATACCACCGATAGCATCTCTCAACTGAGAAATACCGATAACGGCTGTATTGTGTTTAGCAATTAAACCTTTGAGTTTAGGTAAATAAACTGACCAAGTTCTAGCATTTAAACCAACAGCAGGAGCTTCCCCTTCTTGCTTTTCAAACATAGCTTGTGGAACACCTGCACCAACTGAGTCAATCACAATAAGATCAACACCATCTTTAGCTGCCATAGCCATGAACTTTAACCCATTTTCAAGGGTATCTGGTTGAACCAACATGAATTTAGAAGGTTCAGAAATAGGCACACCGAGTTCAGCTGCATACTTAGGTTCAACTTCATTTTCCCAATCGATGTAAAGAACAGTTCCACCATTTTGACAAGTTTGTGCTGCTGTTTGTAAAGCGATTGTTGTTTTACCTGCACCTGGATTACCATAGATGTTTGTAATACGACCACGAGGAATACCTGGACATGGCTTGATACCATTTGAATTTTCTTTACCACCAATAAGATAATCTAAAGCAAGAGAGCCTGTAGAGATATGTGGTGTTGTTTTAGAGATAGAGTTAGTGTCGAGTTTAACGACAAAATCTTCTTTAAGAGTTTTTTTGAGTTCCTCTTGGATTTTTAAAAGATTGGCTTTAGCCATTGGGTTTCTCCTATGTTTAGTTGAGTTCCATCACCATATTATATTATTGCACCACATTCAAATTCTTAATTCTTTTATTATTTAGTACTCCACCTAAACCACCTATCATCTTCTTTATGTGAAATGCCTTGTCTTTTAACACGACCTTCTTTAGCTCCTTTTACATATAAATCCACATCTGTAAAATGTTTCTTTTCTAAATCACTTAAAGCATCTATCTGTACTCTGCCATCCATAGCATCCCAAAACTTACTAGCTATTCTACCTACCCAATATGCATCTGATTGGTGGTGGTTGATATTCTTAACATGGGGGTTAGCTTTTTTACAGGCTTCTACCATATCTGCTTTTTGCATTTTCCAACCTTTAGGTCTGCCTAAAAATTCATGAGCATGAGCTTTAACTTGATTGGGTGTTAAAAACACTACATCCATTTTTTCTAGTTTAAGAGCTTCGTTGCTATATAGAAATAAACCATACATACCTTCACTGTAAAGGTCATTAAAGATAGGGGATTCAATACCTACTTGTAAACGGTCTGTTTTCTCTTTACATGATTGTAGTAAAATTCTTAATTGTTCTCTTAGATAAATAT